CTCCATGTTGCTACTTGTACCCCAGTTGTGTTGTCTAGTACCTGGCCCACAGACCAGTCTAGCCCGCCCTCTGCTATGTCTCCGCCTACTACATACGGTATTCTTGGCTTTGGCATATCGTAGATAGTCAGGTAACCGTGATCGTCCTGTATCAGTCTAGTAGTCTCTTTGATCGGGTCTCCATAGTCGGTATACTTGCACTCTAGGTTCCCTCTGAGTGGAGGATTGGCCTTGTATGCCTCCTCTAAGGCTTTCTTCTGGAGTATGACTAGTTCATTATCAAATACCGGTCTGCCCGTGGTCAGGAAAGCTTCCTCCGGGCAGGATGGATACTCCTGCTTGAATAAGTCTACATCTCCACTACAATTATTCTTTATGCACCACCTACGCCATGCTAACTGCTCGTTGGTCAGGTTGTAAGTATCCTTTAGTTTGGATTCTTCCTCAGTCGGTTCTAAATACTCCGCTGGCATCTGGTACTCTGGCATCTCGAACCAGGCAAAAAAAACTGGTATAAAGTCAGTCTCATCTCTGCTGGCTTGCCCCCATAGTTCTTCGAAATGCTCAAATCCATTTGCCGTACTCTCTATGATTACTGTGGTATCGGGTGTATTCGGGACTGATTGCAGTATGCCGTTTAATGTAGTTTTTTTGTCGCCGGGCCAAAAGGCATACTCGGAAATGTGGACAGATTGCAGAGTATCAGACCGACCAATACCATCCCCACCGGCAGTGGCTACCTTGATTTTAGACCGCAGTCCCGGTTTGTTTTTCTTTTCGATTGCCTTATTAGTAGGATTTTCGAAGATTAACTCCCTAGCATTTGAAGCCTTGCGCATTGGCCTCAAATCAATAGGCTGCATATCCCAAAATAGCTTACACATATTGAATAGGTTGTTTGTAGCATCATCTTTGTGAGCCACAATGAGACTGTTTGTGTTACGGCGGGTTGTGACAGTTTGGTAGTTGTCCGCCTCTACATAGGTCGAGAAACCCATCTGCCTGGCTTTTAGTATGATAACCCTTACAGGCCGCTTGGCTGCTCTCTGCGCCTCGATTATGGCGTTTAGTTTGAGCTGTGGAGGGTTTAACTTTAGTTTGACTAGATCTCCTGTTTTAGTTTTTATGTGTAGGAGTTTTTGCTTAAACTCGATACGATCTTTGAGTATGAGTTTGATTTTTTCTTTTGCTTCATCCATGTTGGCACCTGCTAACTTGTGTTTAGACTTTTGTTTTTTATCCTATCTAAAATACTTTGGTCCGGCTTGAACCATTCTCCTCTGAGCCTAAACTCTGCCAATTCCTCATGTATTTTTTGTTCATCATTTAAGTTGCCTGGTATTGCAAGTAGTAAAATTAATGTGTCGGGATACCCAGTCTGCAAAGTGTTAATTCTTTTTTTAACATCTTTGGCATACCCTATTTTTATTGGTCCTCCAGTTTCACCTTGAACAAAATAAATAAAACCCGGATAGCGGGTCCTATAAGTTACTTCTTTAATCCATTTTTCTTCTGCCTGTTTTCTTAACGCATCAGCTTTGGCCTCTTCATTTTTCTTTTGCCAATAACCATCCCAACGTTGATCCCCTTGCCCCCAGGCCCACTTCTTGACCTCGTTAATAAAAATATTCCAATACCTACTATCTCCGTCGAAGCTTTTTATCTTCTGATGTGATTTCCAAATTGCAAAGCAGATATTCTTCTCTCTTCTTCCTTCACTCTCTAGTTTCTTAATTACCTCTTTGGCCTTATCTCCGTATGGTCTACCTAATAACCCGAAAGCCTGTGCATAAGTAGTAATTCTAGTCGGCATCTAAAGCCGTACCCCCTTTATGCTAAACTGCCTTTATTCTTTTTCTCCGTTGTCTTGCCACATAATCCTTGTATTTGCTTAGTGCTTTTTCTCCTGGTTCTAAAATAAGGTACTCCGAATCATCCTTTATAGCCTTCATGTTTTCGTCATACTCTTGAATATAAACGTTTACAGTCCCGATAAGATTTTCCTCCATGTAGTTGGCAAGGTGGGCAAGTATCAATTCAGGAGGCAACCCCTTCTTATATTTAACCCTCACCTTTACCACCGCCTTTCTTGGCAATGCCCCTACTAATGAAATAGGCTCTTTCTTTTCGACTGTATGATATGATTTTGTTCTTTGATAACTCAACCATCGCTTTTCTCAATTTAGTTGGTTTAATATTCAAATCCAAAAACATAGCATATGTCATAGACTTCTTATCCCTTTTTCTAATTAACCTGCCTGTATGCCATTCAATGTGCCCTCCCCCAATTAATTTCATAACCAATCCACTAGCTTCAATAGACATGGCATCGAACAATTCAGGTTGATCTTCCATAATCATCGTATAGGGCTTTTTGCCGCCGGTATTCTTCGGCTTAACCTCTACTACTTTTTCTACGGCAATTGGTTCTAATATTGCGCTTTTCTTTACCTTACGCTTCCTTGATTTTGCGCTACTCCATAACGTGTATAGCGGATCGCCGAATTCTTGATGCGATAAGTAAAGTAATTCAGAGTCGCCAGACTTTTCTCTACTTAATATGAATTCGTCTCTGACTGCATTTGTTACCCCATTAAGGTAATCCAAAAGCTCTTTCTTCACATAAATTATGCCTCCGATCATTAAGAGCAACTGTTACCAGTACGCAGTTGCTAAATGGCACTCTAAGCCTTGATGCTATTGGTCCGGAAGGCTATTTGGCATGTCATTGCTTTAAGTATAGTATTTGGGGTCATGGGACGTACCAAAAACTTCGATGCTCAATTCTGTTATTTAACTCTTTTGCATTTTGTTATATAAGGAAAAGCCCCGAAACCCTTATAAAACAAAGGCTTCAAGGCTTTTTGTCTTTTGGGCTATAAAAAGTAGCGGTATACATTTAACACAATCGAGCATATAATAGGATTATGTTAGATAATTGAAAGGGTTGATAAAATGGAATTGGTACAACCAATCAGGTCAGTCAAACAAATTGAGTCTATGAAAAAATACTTAAAGGCCGGTCCGAATGGCTTGAGAAACCACCTACTGTTTGTTCTCGGTATCAATTCAGGGCTGCGGGTCTCCGATCTGCTCGGGCTGAAACTCAAAGACCTCGTGGACGAAAAAAGAAAACCAGTCGAGCGGATTAGGCTCAGGGAGTCTAAAACCAGCAAGACAAAGGACTTCCCACTCAGTAAAAACGCTCAAAAGGCTATCTCAGAATATGTTAACTCGATAGCAGATAACCTCGATCTCTGCCGCCCTGCGTTCCTGTCAAAAAAGGGAGGCCCTATCAGCAGGGTGCAAGCCTGGCAGATACTTAACGAGGCTGCCAAGACCGTAGGAATTAAAGAAAGTATTGGGACACATACTCTCCGGAAGACTTTTGGCTACCACGCCCACAAAAATGGTACCGCCGTGGAGCTTATACAGAAGATACTAAATCACAGCAGCCCAGGTACGACTTTAAGATATATCGGCATTACCCAGGACGATATGGACGATGTTTACCTAAATCTTAACCTCTAAGCCCAATTAGCCCGTTAAATCGGGCTTTTTTATTTAACACAAGTGGATTGAGTTAAATTAGTCCTCAACCTCAGATAAAATATCCTCATAGCTGACATTTACATTAACGTCATGCCGTTCTACGAACAATCCTAAATGGGTGCCTAGTTTAACTAAAGCATCGTCCTTGCAGTAAGTCTTAAACTTAAATTGACCGTCTTTACCCACTGATACCTCACTGATCGATCGGGTATCAATCGTGTCGCTATCTTTGATTTCCATTTTTATCTCACCATTTTCGCCGGGATAAAACCTCAAGTAGTTCCTTATATCATCAAAAGCTATATGCGACAACTCACTTAATACTTTTTCTACAGTAACCATATTTCTTTCTTTTAACTCATTAGTAAGTTGCTCAATCCTTGCTATTACCTTGCTGTCACCTGCAAGTCTACAAGCCGCTTCATCTATAGTTTTATCCGCCATATTTTCACCATCATAAGCTTGCTTATACGCTTCCCGTTGGCTTAATCCTGCGAATAAACCCTGAGCGAATTTCTCCTGTTTAATTGTAAGCTTATCCGCCATCTTCTATCCCTCCCCGCTCCACTTATGCGCTTCCGGCGCAACATTTCGCTACATTTTATCCCCGCAGGGACGGCCGGCTAACTCACGCTAGACGCGGCCCATAAATAAAAATAGTCCCGGAGCTGCAGCCGCAGGACAACTAAGACATAGTCTTAACATGACGCTAACATACTTATTTACCAAATCCCTGCACCACTCCAAAAATAAATTTGCTATCTATATAGTAGGTTATTTTTGTCAACCTTTTTACGCCGTAAAAATTATTTATTTTTTTTAC